CTAACAGTTTTGCTTATATTGACTTTGCCATCAGCAGTGGTATTAATATCTGCTTTGACATTATTGGCAACTGCATCTTCATAGGCTTTAAGCTCAGGCATGCTGGTTCCTAAATCAATTTCTCCTGATTCTTCATTGAATATGCTAGTGACAATTTTTGTAATTACTCCTAATTTTTTTACTTTAGTTGGAGGACTTATAAAAATAGGAGTGGTAAATTGCAGTGTAGCAATGTCTATCTCGCTCTCTGTACCTGTGGGAATTCCTCTAGAACTAAAAGTTATTCCATTAAGATCTAACACAGTTAAACTGGTCCAGTCCACAAAATTATCTGTGGTTTGCAGTTCCAAACTGGGATTGAACAACATTAAAACTTGTTCTAAAATCTGTAATTTTTGATCTGTGTTGGTGGACCATATGTCAACATTTACTCCTAATGTGTAGGGGGTAGGCATCAATCTTTCCACGGTGTAATTTGCACCTTGTATATTTAAATATTCTTTGTTGTTGGAATCAAAAGCTCTTTCTCTCACATGCAATTTACTTACATATGAAGCGTCAGCAGTACGTGTGCGATCCATATCCAGTGTGGTTACATAAACTGCCATTCGTGGAGCGCTGGGTATTTTGTTTTCACTGTTATCTCTAATTATATTTGCCACTTGTCTGGTCAAATCACCATACATCACAGGTATAGTGGTCAAATTGCCTTTGCCATCTTTGTATGCAAAATTGCTCATTAATCTCACAATTTGAGTGATGTATCTGCGTATTTGACCGTCGTAAAAAAATTGCATGTTTAATTGTCCGCTTTGGGTTTAAGTGCTTGAGAAAGACTTTGTCTCTGTTCTATGGTTTGACCTGCTACTGTGGTAGTATTTGTGTTGTTTATAAATCCTGTTTTTTGAGTATTTCTATTGTTGGTATTGGTCAAGGTCATGCGCACTGCATCTTCCATTTTTACCCAACGAGATCCGTCATATCTAAACAGTCTATTGGGCAAGAAATCTGTTCTTAAAAAATAATCTCCTTTGGCAGAACCCAAAGGAAATCCTATGCCGTGACCGAACACTTCGCCATTGGGAGCAAAACCATCACCTAACAGATAACCATCATAACCATTTCTATCTGGAGTTTGATTGATTCTATCTGCCATTTCATTGGCAGTGCTGGCATCCAATGTGTTAATATCTGTGGTCACCAGTTCTGGTTTTCCCTGATCGTCTACCTGCAGTGTGTATAGATGTTTGGTGTTGTAGCCACTTTTGGCTGTGTCTGCTTCTGCTTGTGCCACCACTGCTGCATTGATCTGCATTTCTTTTTCATAGGTGCTGAGCACATCTCGCAGTGTGTTGGTGTTGCCTTCTTCTGCTGGCAAATCCAGTATCTCTTTAAATTCTTGACTGTCCACTATTTGTTTGAGTTTAAGTCTATAAAGATGCGGATACCAAGTGGGTGAAAATCCTTCTGCTGCTCTATTAATGTCCTGTATCACATAAAATCTTTTCAACGCAACCTGATAATCATTCAATGCGTATTGGTCTTTGAGATGAGGCAATTCTATCACGTCTCCTGACATTAACTTTCTACCAATGGTTTTTACAGAACTGTTGATGTGTACTGTGAGAAATATGGTGTCATTTTGTAGAAATAATCCAAATTGACTCATGTCAAAGTCAATGTCATTCACATTGTAGATACCTCTGATTTGATAGATATTGGGATCATATTTTCTATCTCTATTTTCTAAAAATAATAGGTCTTGAATGTTGGTTTCTTTCACAGCATTGTATCTTGGTTGAGTGGCTGTGGCATCTTCTTCTTCAGGATTTACAGGTCCAAGGTATTTGTGTACAAACACATCGGTACCGCCCACAGTGAACATTTCTGCTATGGTCTGGTCTAAAAATGTGTAATCTTGACCCTTTTCTGGCTTATACAAACTCAATCTTGGCATGCGTATATTTATTCATGCATCCTCCATTGATAAATATGTTATAGGATACACAATGAGCGATCTGCAAACACAACGTCAAGAGATATATGATTTCGTCAAAAACATGCTGGGCGGTGGCATGGTTGAAGTGGAATTAGACCCCAGTCATTATGAAACTGCACTCACTAGAACCTTGGGCAGATACCGTCAAAGATCCGACAATTCAGTGGAAGAAAGTTACATATTTTTAAACACAGTATTGGACCAGAATAGTTACACACTGGCCAATGAAATCATGGAAGTGAGACAGTTGTTCAGAAGATCAGTGGGATCACGTTCTGGTGGTGGAGATGGTGGCACATTGTTTGAACCTTTCAATCTAGCCTACACCAATACCTATCTATTGTCCAGCACCAATCTTGGCGGAATTGCCACCTACAACATGTTTTCACAATATCAAGAATTGGTGGGCAGAATGTTTGGAAGTTTTATTGAATTCAAATGGAATCCAACCACTAAAGTATTGACACTGTTGCAGAGACCCAGAGCCAACGAAACATTGCTGTTGCACGCTTATAATTTCAGACCTGAAAGTCAATTGTTGCAGGACTACAAAGCTAGAGAATGGATCAAAAGTTATACCTTGGCCAATTGCAAATACATGCTGGGCGAAGCCAGATCCAAATTCAACACTGTGGCAGGTCCACAGGGAGGAACCACACTGAACGGTGACAGTCTCAAAACTGAAGCTCAAGCTGAAATGGACAGATTGGATGCAGAATTGGCCACTCAAATGGCTGGCGGTGTGGGCTATCATTTCACAATAGGTTAATATTTCATTGACAATTGGTTAAATTTAAAGTACAATAGTACTTTATTATGATCATCGGAATTTGCGGATTGATAGGCAGTGGCAAAGATACCATTGCTGACTATCTGGTTGAACAACACAATTTTCAAAAAATGTCTTTTGCTGACAAGCTCAAAGACGCTGTGGCCCAGATGTTTGAATGGGATAGACAGTTGCTGGATGGCAAAACAGATGAGAGTAGAGTATGGCGTGAACAGCCAGATGCATATTGGAGCAAAGAAGTGGGCAGCACAGTAACTCCTAGATTGGCTCTGCAAAAATTTGGCACAGAATGCATGCGCAATGGATTCTACGATGGTATATGGGTCAGTTTGGCCAAAAAGAAAATTATGGATAATCCTCAAACTAACTGGGTGATTCCAGATGTGCGTTTTGTGAATGAAGCTGACATGATCAAAACAGTGGGTGGTCAAGTATGGTGGGTCAAAAGAGGCACACTGCCATTATGGTTCAAAATATATCAAGATGTGGGAGTAGAACCCAAAGACATACACGCCAGTGAATGGGCTTGGGCTAGGTGTCAGTTTGACACAGAGTTAACCAACAACAGCACTGTGCAGGATCTTAGAAATCAGGTACAAGGTCTCCTTGCACCCATTTAATGCCTTGTGCTTGCAGCACTCGTTGACAATTGGCACATACTGTTTTTAAATTGTTGAATCTACAATTGTTGAGATTGCCATCCACATGGAACACATTGAATTGCTGAGGATGTCGGCTTTTATGTGAGCATTTATCACACTCGGTCTTTTTGACATATCCTGATTGTTGCCATTTGGGCTGACCCATGGCTTTGCCTTTGTAACGCACACACAACTCACACTGACTTCGGTAAAATACCTTGTTTGCTTTGTGATAATTCACAGCACACGGGCGTTGTTTGCAGGCTTTGCACAAAGGTCTCATAGCGTATTTAGCTGCCCTTTTTAGGCCCTTTTTGTTGGGTTTAATTAGGTGTGTTTTTGAGCGTTCAGAATAAATACATTCAAATAAGTCATAGATAGGAGAAAACAATATGGCACTAGTATCACCGGGCGTACAAGTTACAGTAATAGACGAAAGTTTTTATACACCAGCGGAACCAGGTACAGTTCCAATGATTTTCATTGCCACTAGGCAAAACAAAGCAAATGCCTCAGCCACAGGCACAGCGATAGGAACAACAAAAGCCAACGCTGGCAAACCTTTTTTAATAACTTCTCAAAGAGATTTAAGTGAAACTTTTGGTGATGCAGTGTTTGTCACAGACACTAATAACAATCCCATTCATGGTGGTGAATTGAATGAATACGGTTTACAAGCAGCATACTCTTACTTAGGAGTCAGCAACAGAGCGTATGTGGTCAGAGCAGACATTGACCTAGGAGAACTAGAAGCATCAGCCACAGCTCCAGAAGCTAATCCTGCTGCAGGCACATATTGGTTTGACACTGGAAACACATTGTTCGGAATATTCGAATGGAATTCTAATCCAATCACAGCCACAAATGGTCAAACATTCATAAACAAAATACCCACAGTTATCACATCATTAGAAGTGGATCAGCTGGTGGGAGAAACTGCAGGCAATGCTCCCAAAGGTTCAACAGGAAAAATTGGTGATTACCTTATTAATGCAACCACTGCATTTAATGATTTGTACTACAAAAATTATCTAGGCACATGGGTAAAAGTTGGAAGCACTGCTTGGAAAGCCAGTCACTACACAGTGAAAGGCACTGTGCAAAATCCAGCGTCGGTGTCAGGAACTTTTACAATCAATGGCACATCAATCACAGGAGGTTCATTGAATGCTGTGGTATCGGCAATTAATTCAGCTGGCATATCAGGTGTAACAG